CCTGCGTCTGCAAACAATCAAGACTTGTTTATACAGATTGCCAAGAATGGCACGGTAGAGGCTGGTTCTAAGATAGTTAGAGAAGTAGACACGGCGCAAACGGCAAACTGCTCTACGTTTTTCAATGTGTCCTTAGCTCAAAATGATTACGTTGAATTGTATGTTGGCAACGCGACCAGCACAGATAATGTGGTAGTTACTGATGCAATTCTTGGATTAGTTAATTAATGCCAAAAGTCATCCTGCCAATAGCTAACGGGTACTATGAGAGCGATTCTCTGCCGATCTCAGCGCAGGAATGCACTAACCTATACCCAAACATAGCTCAGGCTCCTGCGTTGAATCAGGAGACTCTGTTTGGTACTCCCGGACTTACTCAGGTTGCTAGTGCAAGTGAACTAGATAACTGCCGTGGCGCACATGAGATGAATGGTGTGCCTTACTTTTTGATCGGCGGTCACCTGTACAGTATGGCAGAGGACTACACTCTTACAACAAGAAGCAATGTGGCGATAGGTGGTAGTGGCAGGGTGTCAATGGCTGACAACGGAACGCAGTTATTACTGTTGGTTCCCGGCGGTAACGGTTACATCTACAATCACGTTGCTAATACTTTTGCTCAGATTACTGATTCTGATTTTACGGCTAACGGTAATCCGCAGCAGGTTGTGTTTATTGACGGTTTTTTCTGTCTAACAACAGACACCAAGAAGTTTATTGTCAGCGCACTAAATGATGGCTTGGCGTACAACGCGCTAGACTTCGGAACTGCAGAGTCGGACCCGGATGAGATCGTTGCTCCGATAGTCTTCAAGAACCAGCTATTTATCGGCGGTTCGCAGACGATAGAAGCATTTCAGAACATTGGCGGCGCTGACTTTCCGTTTCAGCGTACAGGGTTATTTCTAAGTAAAGGTATATCTAGCCCGTTTAGCATTCAGTCTATTCAAGATACGTTTGTGTTTGTTGGCGCGGGTGCTAATGAATCGCCTGCGATCTGGGCGCTAAACGGCAACAGCGTAGCCAAGATATCTACCACTGCGATAGACAAAGAGCTAAGTGCTCTTACTGAGGCCCAGATACTTGATATCTATAGCTGGGCATACGCAGAGAAGGGCGCGTACTTTGTTGCCTTTGCGCTACCGGGTACTACGTTGGTGTATGACACAATCAGCAAGCGCTGGCATGAAAGGAAGTCATTTGTTGATGGTGCTTTAGGTGCGTACCGGGTAAACGCCTTGGTCCGGGCATACAACCAATTGTGGGCTGGCGATCTGGTAGATGGAAGGATTGGTCTGCTGGACCAGAACGTGTACACAGAATACGACACTGAGATTCGCAGAACTATCGTAACCCAGCCGTTTCAAAACAATATGGAGTCGTTTGTCCTGCCAGAGCTAGAGCTTACAGTTGAAAGCGGTGTAGGCAATTCGTCTGCCGTGGACCCGAAAGTGGGATTAGAGCGGTCTGTAGATGGTAAAATATGGTCAGATGCCAGATACCGCAGCATTGGTAAGGTTGGCGAGTATAACCGTAGGGTGATATGGAATCGCAACGGCAGAGCTTCGCGGTTTGAGCTGTTTAGATTTACGATGAGTGAGCCTGTAAAGCCAGTATTTATACAGATGACTGCTGACATTGTGGCAACGCAATGAGCTATAAGCTAAACGCGGCTCAGCCGATAGTTGATGTTAATGGCACTATGGAACAGCCATTCAGACAGTTTACGCAGGAAGCGGCTTTATCTATACCGATAACGGGTGCAGGAAGCCCGGAGGGTGTAGTTGAAGCGGTACAGTTTAGTTTATATCTCGACACCACTGGGAGCGCGGGATCAATCCAATACAGAAAAATGCAGCCAGAGATCGGCGGTGACCGAAGCAAGGGCTGGATAGCGGTTTAGGAGAACAAAATGGACCCTATTACGATTGGGCTAGCTTTAGCGGGTGCAGGAGCTGGTTTGTTTGGCGCCAGAGAGCAAAGCAAAGCCGCTGAAGGCCAAACAGAAACTTCAGAACGTATGCGCCGCGAGGCTATGCAGGCTATTCAAAACTTTGGTCAGCAAGCATTAGAGCCATTAGCTCCAGCATATCAAAGGTCTCAGGACATCCGGCAAGAGAGCGCAAACAGGGCGCTGGCGCTGGCTGGTTCTATGTTCAGACCACAGCTAGAACAATTCCGGGAAGGCAACTATATGGCTCAGCAGAGAATTGCGGAGGCCCAGCCATTTATGCAGTCTGCAATCCTCGGAACTGGTTCTTTAGGATATATGCCGCAGGCTCAGAATGTCGGCGGTCAGTTAGATTATTCAGTGCTAGCGCCTTTGGGAGTGGTCAACACAGCAGATCAAGCTCCTCCAGTGCAGATGCAGTTTACTCCTGTGCCGGGCGGTCAGGGACAAGCCACACAACAAGCTACGCAACAAGCAGCCGCGCCAGTTGATCAAATGCAACAGGCTATGATGCGTTTCCATACAGATGGCAATATTGACGAGGCAATGGGATGAGCATTCGAGGCAAGCGTGAAGACACAGAAGGCGTAAGAGAAGCCGAGTTTATTGTTCTCGATTTCATAAAATCTACGCCAAATGCCACGGTCCCAGAGATCGCTAGGCTCATTGATGATGTCGGCGCCGACGTTGATTACATTGCTAACGTGCTGGGTGTTGATCAGGCAGTAGCGCGTCAGGCTTACAACGAGGTTATAAACGGTGCACCTCCGATTGAGCAGGTAATAGAAAAGCAGGCTGCTTCTGATCCCATTGTTCCTCCAGAAAAGCCGCTAAAAGATGTTATTGATACATCTGGAGCTGCGGGCGCGGTTGCAAGCGGAAATCCTCTAGCTAGTGTGACCCAGACTCAAGCAACTCAAGACGCACAAGCAGCAAGAATAGCGGCTATAGAAGCAGAGAACGCCCGTCTTGCACAAGTACAGGCAGACAGGGCGGCGGCAGCGGAACGTGGAGCAGCAGCAAGGGCTGAAGCGGCTACTGCGCTAAGAAACCAGACAGCGGATCAGGGAGCGTCTCAAGTGCTTTCTGGGCTAACTTCTGACGGCACATCTGAGCGTGTTGCGTTGATGAATCTGTCAAGTAACACTGGTATTCCGGTTACAGAGCTGGAACGCACATTTCAAATAACTCCAGAGCCGCCTCCTGCGGGAGCCACGTTGACTCCTACACCGGGCGCTACAGTTACAACTCCGGCGGCTACTACAGTGCCTGATGCAAACAATCCAAGCTTATTAAGAAACGTGCAAACAGGCGGTATGGCTGGCGTAGGTTTAGCAGCAGCAGAACAAGCTGCGCTAGGCGGCGCAGGAACTGCGGCAGGGCTCTTAGGTACTACCGCAGGCGCAGCAGGAAGAGAGCTAACTGCTGGCACAATGAGCGGCATAGGAGCCCTGAGAGGCGGTATAGGCCAAGCCAGACAAGACATAATGCAGGGCACTCAAACTGGCATAAGCGCTCTCCAGCAGGCTCTGGGAGGTGCTAGGGCTGACATTGAGTCAGGCTTTCAAAGAGCAGAGGGTATGTTTGACCCATACGCTCAGGCTGGCGGTCAGGCGCTACAGCAGCAACTGGCACTGTCTGGAGCGTTAGGCCCAGAAGCATTCCAGCAGGCTTATCAAGAAAGCCCACAAATGCAATTCCTGCGAGAGCAGGGTGAGCAGGCAGCTCTTCGCACAGCAGCCGCTAGAGGCGGCGTTGGTGGTGGTAATGTCATGAAAGAGCTGGCCCGGTACGGAACTGGATTGGCTTCACAAGATTTGCAGAACCAGATAGGTAATCTTCAGGCGCTGTCAGCTCAAGGTCTGGGCGCTAGAGGCAGTGCGGCTAATATCGCCACAGGCGGCGCTCAGCAATTAGCTAATCTGGGTGTGCTTGGCGGTACTTCTGGATTGCAGGCAGCTACACAACAAGGTACGCAGTTGGCTAACTTAGCGCAGCAGTTGGGTGTCAGCGAAGCTGATTTACGAACTGGGCTAGGTGCAGGCCGATCCAATATTGCGTTAGGAATAGGTACTCGCGCAGCCGACCTTGCTGCTCAGACAGGGCTTAACGTAGCAGGCATGAGAACTCGCGCAGGCGAACAGCTCGCAGGTCAGTTTGGCACAGCATCATCTCAGCTCGCTGATCTACAGCAGGCTCAAGGCGCTGGCACGGCTTCTATGATTGGAGCGCAAACTAACTACATGAACCAGTTACAGCAGTCAGCAGCAGCAGGTGATGCGGCAGCACAGACTGAGTTGGCGGTATTACAGGCCAACATTAATCAAGGTATAGGTAGTAACTTGGCAGGCGTACCATCAGCACAGTTTGTTCCTCCTCCAAACGCAGCAGGAAGCATACTGCAAGGCGCTGCATTGGGTTATGAGTTTGGGCAAGGGCTAACTCCTTCAACGCAACCACAAACGACTTACCCAGTATCTAATATGACCCAGATGACAGGAACTGCTCCGGCTGGATATCAAGCTTATAACCCGTTTGGCATATCAAGGATAACGTAGGATAAGTAAATGGCTGACAATTCATCACTACTAGGCGGCAGAATGCCAATGCAACAGCGTAGGACAGATGTTCCTACTCTGCTTAGAGGATTGGGCGCGGCTGCTACAGGCCAAGTCCCGCAATTTCGGCAGCAGATGCGAGCTGAGCAGACTCAGAGAATGCAGAATGTTATGGGCGGCTTGCAGTTAGAAGATGCGCTCACAAAATCTGCTGCTCAGGATGCTCTTAAAATACAGCAGCTGGCTAAAACCGGAGACACCAGACAGGCAATGGACATTCTTGGTGATCGGGTACAGTTGCTGCAACAAATAGGAGCAGACACTACATCTACAATGCGCTTAGCAGATAGCCTGATGTCTGGAGGCTTTGATGCCATTTTGCCACAAATTAACTCTACGGTAGAAATGGGTGTCAGGACGGGAATGATTGAGCCGTTTGGCGGTCAAGTACCTTCAACATTTAGATCATTGCAATTGCAGGCAGAAGCCGCTGGATTAGTGCCGGGAACTCCTGACTATCAGGAATTTATGAGCTACAGAGGTTTCGAGGGCAGGATGGGTGCTGCGAAAACCATCAACTACAAGGATGGAACATTCGTTACCAAGCCTAGAGTCGGACCGCCTGAAGTTTATGATAGAACGGGTACTTTGATAACTGATCCTACTGAAAAACAGCGTGTTCTTGATGCAGCAATACAGTCAGGAATTGTATACGAAACTGAAGTAGCTGCCGGAAGACAGACCGGACAGACTGTAGCGGAAAGGACACAAGATGCGATTCAAGCCGGAATCGATGCCTCACAAAGAATACCCAAGCTGCGAGAAGCTATGAATATATTGGGTTCGGTTGGCACTGGCGGTATGGATTCAGTTGTCTTGGCTTTCAAGCAAAGGCTTGGAATTACATCAGCAGATGAGTCAAAACTAATTTATGAGCTATCAAAGAATGTTCTTAGCCAATTAAAGCCAACCTTCGGTGCAGCCTTTACGGCTAGAGAAGGTGACTTGCTGCAAAGAATTGAAGCTAACACAGGAATGAGTACAGAAGGTAACAAGGCGTTGCTTCAAGAGCTTATTGATGCGTTGCAGCTTGATGTCCAAAGAGGCAGGCTAGAAGCAAAAGAAACTCAAGACACGAGCGCATTAAATGCGATGGAAGGCTATCTTAACCAACAATTCCAGCTAGAAACGGTTGATCTTGGCGGTTCGCCCGCAGATGACAGGCAAGTCCTACGATTTGACACAAACGGCGATCTAATACCGGACTAAAAAAATGGAAGAAGATATTCTCGCAGAATTGCCAGACGGACGTATTTTACAGTTTCCTCCAAATACGAGCCCTGAAGTTATTCAAGCCACAGTCAAGCGCGTAATGGGCATAACTGACGCTCCTGCGCCTGAGCAGCCTCGAATTGGCCCTACAGGTAGAGCACTCCTCGGAGCTACGGAAAGAGGTTTAGAGGCTCTTGCAACTAGCGAAGGTCCGCGTATGCAAAATGTACGAGAGGCTTTTGGCGCTACGTTAAGAGGCGAGCAGACACCACAAGAAGCAATATTGCAAGCCGGAAGTCAGGTTCCGGCCTATCTTGGTGATCTTATAGGAGAAGGTCTTGGGTATGTGGGAAGAGGCGTGTCTGCCATAACTCCAGACGTTTTGGAAGATGAGGTAATCAATCAGCTAGGCATATTTATGGATCAACCTCTTATGAGGTACGCCAAAAGCGCACTTCAATCAGGAGGTGAACAATATCAAGAGTTTGCTGAGCAGTATCCAAGAGCCGCAAGAAATATAGAAGCTCTAGCAAACATTGGTTTTGTTGGAGGAGGCGGCAAAGTTGCTACAGAACAAGGAGGCAGGCTCCTCGCAGATGTTGGAACAGTTGCAGCCGAAGAAGCTGGCAGGATTAGAAGAACCGTTCAAACTCCAGCAAGAAGGCAGGCGGCGCAAGACATTGAGAGCGGAGGCATAGAAGCGATTAATGTCAGAACCGCTCCATACAGATTAGAGGAAGCTCCATCTGGAGCTACTACAACAGTTGGCCCAGAAGGCCCGGTTCAACCAAGACCGCAGATGCAGGCAGTTGTTAGTCCTCCACAAAGAGCTGCTTTAAGAAGCGGATGGGATGAAGGATTGGTAGCAATGATAAGAGAGTCTAGTCCTCAAGACAGGCGAAATATGCTTGAGTCTATGACCAGAATGGAAAGAGGGCGTCAAGACACCAGATCAAAAATGCTTGATAGAAGCACAGATATAGCTGGTCAGTCTATGCTAGACCGATACAAATCGGTGTTGAAAGCTAACAGGCAAGCAGGTCAAAGTATTGGCCGTTATGCAAGAAATAACCTAAGAGGTAAACGTGTCGATTTTGGCTCTGTTGTAGATAACTTTGTTGGCGCACTAGATGAGATTGGAGTAACAGTAAAGCCTGATTTAACTTTAGATTTTTCCGCTGCGGATATTGCTGGCATTTCTGGCGCGGAACGTGTCTTGAAAAATATTGTGAGAAGGATGTCTCAAGGAAGAAACATAGACGCCTATGAAATTCACAAAATGAAGAAATATATTGATGAGCTTGTTACTTATGGTACGCAAAATTTGCAAAAGCCATTGACAGGCGAAACATTAAATATAGTCAAAGGATTGCGGCGTGACCTAAATGAAGTTTTAGGCGAAAATTTTGAAGGATATAGAGCTGCAAATCAGCAGTATGCTGAAACTATAGACGCGCTTGATAACTTCAAGGACGCAATGGGAACTGTTAATTATGATAGCCCAAGTGCTGCTAGGGCATTAGGTACTAGATTGCGAGGAATCGGATCAAACGCTCAATATAGAGCCCGTCTGCTTGACTCAATAGATGAGATGCAAACTCTAAGCAACAAGTATGGCGTTGAATTTGATGATGATGTAATCAATCAAACAGCCTTTACAATAGAGCTAGATAAAATGTTTGGCACTCAGGCTCCTACTAGCTTCGCTGGTCAAGTTGGCGAAGCTATCGGACAGTCTCAAAGCAGAGTAGGCGCAGCGGCAAATGTTGCAAGGGCAACGGCTAGAAGAGCCGCAGATGCAGCTCTGGGCAGGGACGAGCAATCCCAAATTAGGGCAATGAGAGAGCTTCTGCTTAGCTTCGATCAGATATAGGTAACGAATAATGGCTAGATTTGGCGAGATAAACGCACAATACTTTGATGACGCTGGCGATCCTCTAAGCAGCGGTAAGATATATTTCTACGAGACAGGTACAACTACTCTCAAGGATACCTTCAGCGACATCAACCAGACTATCGCTAACACCAACCCGGTCATCTTAACTGCGGCTGGTAGGCAACCAAACATATTCTTTAGTGGTACTGCTAAGGCGATACTGGTAGACAAGAACGACGTTCAGATACTGGTCCGTGACCCGATAGGTCAGACGGCTAGTGTATTTGGTGACGGCTGGGTAGCTACGAAGATATACAGTGCTGATGCTGTGGTATTGGGTAGCGATGGTCAATACTACCGATCTCTCGCGGCAGGTAACCAGAACAACGATCCTACGTCTACGTCAGGATACTGGACGCTCCTGTACTCAGTAGAATGGAACGCCGGGATAACTTATCAAACTGGCGCAGTTGTTACTTACAACAATCTCCAGTATCAGAGCTTGCAGAACAGCAACCTGAATAATAATCCAGCCAGTGCTACAGCGTACTGGGCAAGCATAGCTTTTGCGTGGTTATCTACTCGCACCTACGCTATCCACGAGAATGTGGTAGGCACAGATGGCATCTTGTACACCAGTTTGCAAAACAGCAACACGGGTAACGTCCCAGCCAGCTCTGGCAGTTACT